CACACCCCATTTTTTTTACATTCGTTTTTTCCATGACAAAAAACCTTCACATTGAACACCCCGAAGACAGCATCCTCACAGGTGATCTATCTGTTTTGGATGCTTTTTTAATGCCGTTGATTCTGTCACTTAAGATCGACGGTGCACCCGCAATCGTATGGGGTCGCAATCCTGCCACGGGTTGCCAGTTCGTAGGAACCAAATCAGTCTTTAATAAAAAGAAAATCATCATATGTGAGACCCCTTCCGATATTGAAATGCACTATGCTCACAAACCTGCACTTGAGAAAATCTTAATGTGGTGCATGGCATACCTGCCAATTACAAAGAACATTTATCAGGGTGACTTTATCGGGTTCGGCGGGTCTAAGAATTACAGACCGAACACACTAACTTATAAGTTCCAGGAAACCGTAGATGCTAAAATCATCATGGCACCGCATACCAAATATTACGCATGTTCTGATTTGCGTGATGCAATCGCAATGCCTCTTACTGAGAAATTAGAAACCACGGATGGAAGAGTTAAGTGGGTTCAACCCCGTGCATATATTCGTTCTGAATACGGTGCCCCGTTGGGTGAGGGTGTTGACTCATTCCGTGACCTTGAGACTTTGGTTGACTATGCAAAGAAACTTTCACAGCATGTAAAATTCGTTGATGAGCGAACAGCAAAGAAAATCAAATTGAACATTAACGCTCTCATCCGTGAGGGCAAAGAAATTGACAGTGACGCTTTCGCATGGGCGGGTTTATGTGATGCGTCGTTGATCGAGTTCTGGCATACCGTTAATGAAATCAAGTTGCAAGCGTTGCAGAGTTGCAAAGATGAGTCAGATTTCCAGACATGCGTGATGGGTGACCCCGAACCGATTCAGGGTGAGGGATACGTTATGGTCAGTCGGTTTGGATATTTCAAATTAGTTAACCGCAGGGCATTTGCTTATGCGAATTTCAATAATGATCGGTTCGTCGCATTTGCCAGTTGACGTGCCCATGCGTTAGGGTCATTCGTTCGTGATTTGGACAGTCCCCCCGTTGATCGGGGGGTTTGCCGCCCCCGTGTTTAAAAACGCCTAACTACCCTAACCTACAAAGTGTTACCCAAGGCAGCCATATTATTCGCCGTTATAAAAAAATTACGGCCCATATATAATTCAATATGAGGTTTAAAATGTATGTTGAAAAATTTTTCAGAAATTTTTACCACCATAGAGGTCGATACAGTAACAGGGGAGTATTACACAGTTATACCTGAGCAAATAATTAACGAATTAAGCTTGTACGAAGAATCAGAAATTGAGTGGAACGTCGATGGCGACGAAGCCCTTATAAAGGAAAAAAAATGAAAGAATATCACGTATATTTTAAGGAACGTTGTATATTCAAAGAACTGAATGAGATGCAGTTTAAACTTATATGGCCATTACTTAATACTGAATATAACTCCGAGTTATCCTATACGGAAATTACGGTAAACGATACAGAACAAAGAGAATTATTGATGGACGCATCTTATTGACAAAGCCTATATAATAAAGTATAATGATGTGAAAGTAAGCTAACGTTATGGCAAAAGGATTTACAGTAAAGGCAAAGTCTCCGACAGTTAAAAAAGAAGCTGAGTGGGATTACGAAAGAGCAAGAGAAATTGTCAAAGGGAAATCAGTAGTTTTTTGTTTACCTGGAAGAGGAGTATCCTATCAGTTCTTAAAGACTTTCGTACAACTTTGTTTTGACTTAGTGCAAGCAGGTGCCAGTATACAGATCTCGCAAGATTATTCATCTATGGTAAACTTTGCAAGATGCAAATGTTTAGGAGCGAATGTACTGCGAGGACCGAATCAAATACCATGGGATGGTAAGTTAAAATATGATTGGCAATTATGGATTGATTCCGATATTGTTTTCAATACTGAAAAGTTTTGGCAATTAATTCTAATGGAAAAGGATCTTGCAGCAGGATGGTATTGTACCGAAGATGGTAAGACTACTTCTGTAGCACACTGGTTAGAGGAAGATGACTTCAGAAATAATGGTGGAGTGATGAATCATGAAACTATTGAAAGTATTTCAAAGCGTAAAAAACCTTTCACAGTAGACTATACAGGTTTCGGATGGCTCCTAATTAAGAATGGAGTATTTGAAAGTGAAGGAATGCCTTATCCATGGTTCGCACCAAAGATGCAAGTTTTCGAAAGTGGCGAAGTACAAGACATGTGTGGGGAAGATGTTTCTTTCTGTCTCGATGCAAAGGACGCAGGTTTCGAAATATGGTGCGATCCACGTGTACGTGTAGGACATGAAAAAACCAGAGTTATATAGAATTCTTATAGACGGTAAAGAAGTATATACTGCCTTAGGGCAAAGTGAGTACTTCAATCGCATGGAGGACTTGTCAATAGAATTCTATCAGACAGGTGCTCCTCATCCAGACACAGTTAAAACAGAAATTTACACAGAGGACAATTAATGGCTAAAGCATCAGGTGGTATTAGTGGTGGAGACTTTATACAATCACCCCCGAAGAAGACTCGTCAGGGAAGTGGGAAGCACACAAAATATGCCGCAACATCTCGTAACTCGGCTCGTAAGAGGAAACGGGGTCAAGGTAAATAATTAAGAATGGACAGTCTATGAACTGTCCTTTTTAATGGTTTAAATTAATTGAGTATAGTATAATATAAGTACATCACAAAAAGTATATGAAGTATTTGATTCTTTTCTCATTACTATTCACTACCAGTGCTGCTCAAGCACTCACATGGAATGACATCTTTGGATGGGATGATGATAATGACCCCTATGGTTCTTACATTCGCAATAAACAAGAAAGGTGTTGGAAGAGGACAACATGGGAAGAATATCATCCTCCTGTAGGAGGTTCAGGAAGAGATAGAGGATATGTAAGGCATCATAATCGTCTAGAAGAAATCCACTGTTAATAAAAGTAAGAACAAGAGGTATAAATAAAGAAAAACCTTCTGTTCATAATGGCGATTACAAGGATATCACGATCATTTAAAGATATTACCCTATCCTTTGTTCCTCATCCTGTAACAAATGATTTGAAGGTTCTTAAGAATGAAGATGCTATTCGTAGATCAATACGTAATATTGTACAAACGATACCAACTGAAAAATTCTTTAATCCACAATTAGGATCAGATATACATAAAAGTTTATTTAACTTTATTGATTTTGGTACTGCATCTAATATTCAAGCTCAGATTGAAATTGCAATTGATAATTTCGAACCAAGAGTTAATAATGTAAGAGTTTTGGTCGAACCTCGACCAGATGAAAATACATTTGAAGCTACTGTTGCATTTGATATTATTGGACAGCAATTTCCTACCCAAGAATTTTCTTTCCTCTTAGAGGCAACTAGATAAAAATGCCTTTTACTAAATTTACAAATCTTGATTTTGATCAGATAAAGACCTCCATCAAAGACTATCTCCGTGCAAATTCAACATTTACGGATTTTGACTTTGAGGGGTCTAATTTTTCAATATTAATAGATACACTCGCTTATAATACCTATATTACTGCATTTAACTCAAATATGGTTGTGAATGAATCTTTTTTAGATTCTGCAACTGTTAGAGAAAATGTAGTTTCATTAGCACGTAATATTGGATATGTTCCACGTTCTAAGACTGCTGCAACCGCCCGTATATCGTTTACAGCAAACTTTGGTCAAAGTATTGATGAAGATGACGATTTCACGATTGCAACGCTAAAAGCAGGATTAGCATGTATTGGAAATGCTAATGAAACTAATTATGTCCTTTCAACTTCAGAAAATATATCAGCACCAGTCGTAAAACAAGAAACAGGTGGTACACTGAATTATATTGCTTCCTTTGAGGATATTGAAGTTAAGGAAGGAACATTTTTAACTAGAATTTTTAACGTAAATACTTCTTTAGATCAAAGATTTATATTAAACAATAAAGGTATTGATACATCTACCATTAAGGTATATGTTAAAGGTTCAAATGAGAGTGGATTAGGTAGTGAATATTCATTAGTTGAGAATATTTTAAACATAGATTCTTCATCACCGATTTATTTGATACAAGAAGTACAAGATCAAAGATATGAATTACTTTTTGGTGATGGTTTTATTGGTAAAAAATTAAATAATGCAGATGTTATTACTGTTCAATACATCACAACTGATGGAAAAGAAGGAAATGGTATTGGAAAGAACAATAGCCTTCAATTTGCAGGAAAAATAGTACAACTTAATACACAAAATGATACTGAAATACCACAAACTTTATCTACAACTCCAAATGTAGTAACAAATCAAATATCACAGAATGGTTCAGATATAGAATCAATTGATTCTATTAAGTATTATGCTCCTAGAATATATTCTTCACAATATAGAGCAGTAACACCAAGAGATTATGAAGCAATTATTAAAAAAGTGTACCCTGAAACAGAGTCAGTTGCTGTTGTAGGTGGTGAAGAATTGGATCCTCCTGAATTTGGAAATGTACTTATCAGTATAAAACCAAAAAATGGAACTTTTGTTTCAGATTTTATTACTATTCCAA